CTTCACGTTTTGCGCCTGATAACCCTTTTGCCGTGCGATCCATTGCCTCAATCATTCGTGATGCTGTCAGCTTGCCAATCCGGCAAGCAAACCATTCCGGCGTTTGCTGTAGATCATTTTGCATTTTCAGCGCCCTTTAGTTTGGCCCCAATTTCTGAAACGTATTTTTTCAACTCTTCAAAGTGATCAATATCGTTTGCGGCCTGCATTCTTGCAACGCACGATTTCCAAGCCGCGCCAAGTTGTTCCAAATCGGTAATTGTGTCAAATGCAGCCTTTTCTTGCTTTGCGTCAATCTTCGCAACTTTTGCTTGCTGTTTTGCGGCCTGCTGTCCATCGTCATCGTCTTGAGTGATAAACGCCATTGCAGACGCGGAATATCGGCGTAGGTAAGTAATGGCAGAGCCTACGCCTTGAGGGTCCAGCTTTGTTGCTGGCGCTTCGGCTGGGGCAAAGGTTACATATTCGCCTGATTCATTTACAACCGTGCAGTACACCTTGACGTGACCCGCTTCATAAGTTGGAGTTTGAATAACAGCAAGCCCATGCTGTGCGTAGGCTTCTTTCACAACCTGAATTACTTCGCTCAAGTCGGCGTACTTTGTTTTAAAACCGCCATTGGTTTTATTCTTCATGGCGTTGTCAGTTTCCATGTTGGCCTTGGCCATAGAGGCCAAAACCTTTGCAAACCCTAGTGATTTATCGACAATCATTTTTTCCCCCGTTTGTTGTTGACCGAATCCAAATTGTGCATTATATTGGGCACTGTGTCAACAAACATGAGAAAAAAATGCGAACAATGAATGAAATTCGGGCGATGCTTAGGGTGTGCAAAATTGGCTTGGTTTCCAAGGAAACTGGGGTAAGCCGTGCTGGGCTGTACAGAATCATGAATGGCGGGGATTGCACGGTATCAACGCTGGAAACGCTGAGTAAATTTTTTGATAAACAGGGGATGAAATGAAAGAATACGGGGAGTTTGTAAAATCAAAAAGAAGAATGGAAGTGGCAACAGGACATCAGCCAAGCGAATTAAACGAGCATCTATTCGACTTTCAGCACGCGATTGTGTCATGGGCTGTAAGGCGTGGCCGTGCTGCTGTTTTTGCTGACACAGGGCTTGGTAAGACTTTGATGCAGCTTGCATGGGCCAACGAAGTAGCTACCCACACTGGAGGCATGGTTCTAGTTTTTGCGCCATTAGCAGTGTCAGAACAGACAATCGAGCAGGGTAGCACGTTTGGCATTGAAGTGAAGCGAGTCCCACACGGACAAACTCCAACCGAGCCTGGGGTTTGGATTACAAACTATGAGCGCATGGAAGCAATTGATTTTGATTCTTTGCATGGATTGGTTTTGGATGAGTCATCCATCCTAAAATCGCATGACGGTAAAACCAGAACGCGATTAATAGAATCGGCGCAGTCTATTCCATACCGACTGAGCTGCACAGCCACACCCAGCCCAAATGACTTTGATGAATTGGGCAACCAGTGCGAATTCCTTGGGGTTATGACACGAACCGAAATGTTGGCCACGTATTTTATCAATGATGCAGGCGACACGGGAACATGGATTTTAAAAGGTTGGGGGAAAAAAAGATTTTGGGAGTGGATGGGATCATGGGCGGTGGTTTTGCGCAACCCCTCAGACATTGGATTTGATGGCAGCAAATATGAATTGCCAGAACCTCAGTATTTTGAGCATGTGGTCGAGTTGGAAGATCAAGGAATAGATTTGTTTGCACGTCCAGCACAAACAATGCAAGAGCGCAGAAAAGCCCAGCGAGATAGTTTAGATGCTCGATGTAAAGCACTGGCCGAAGTGGTTAATGCGGACTCAAGAGAGCCTTGGCTTATTTGGTGTCACCTCAACGATGAAGCGGAAACACTGCGGGAATTAATTCCGGGCAGCGTGAATGTTCAAGGGTCAGATGCGCCAGAACAAAAGACAAAGAACCTTTTGGGGTTTGCCCACGGCGATATTCGAGTATTGATAAGCAAGCCGAAAATAGCAGGGTTCGGAATGAACTGGCAGCACTGTGCTCGAATGGCCTTTGTCGGAATGGATGACAGCTTTGAGAAGTTCTATCAAGCGGTACGCCGTTGCTATCGTTTTGGTCAAAAAAGAAACGTTCAAATTCACATATTTAGCGCTGAATCAGAAGGCCAGATTCTCGCTAACGTCAAGCGCAAAGAGAAACAACATCACGAACTAAGTTACAACATGGTTGAACATATGAGGGACATTATGAACGCAGAGCTAAAGGGTACAACAAACATTGTGGATGAATATAAAGAGGATACATTTACAGGTGATGGGTTTACCGTCCACATGGGCGATTGCGTTAAGTGGGCGAATCGCATGGAAGACAACAGCATTGACTATTCTGTTTTCTCTCCGCCGTTTGCTGATTTGTTCACATACTCAAACAGCGATCACGACATGGGCAATGTGTCTGGTGATGAGGAATTTGTCCAGCAATTCAAATTTTTAATCAAAGAACTGGCGCGAATTATGAAGCCTGGCAGAAACGTGTCTTTTCACTGCATGAATTTGCCCACGACAAAAATGCGGCAGGGTTTTATTGGATTGCGTGATTTCAGAGGTGACTTAATCCGTGCATTTCAAGATGAGGGTTTTATCTATCATTCAGAAGTTGCAATATGGAAAGACCCCGTAGTGGCTATGCAGCGAACGAAGGCATTGGGCCTGCTGCACAAGACCATTAGAGAGAACGGCACCATGAGCCGCATGGGGCTACCGGATTATGTTGTAACAATGAGAAAACCCGGCGAATGTGAAGAAAGAGTAACTCACGGCGATGATTTACCTGTCGCTTTGTGGCAGAAATACGCAAGCCCAATTTGGGATGACATTAACCAAAGCAGGACACTGAACAAGCTGCCAGCACGGACAGAGAACGATTTAAAGCATATGTGTCCGCTTCAACTAGATGTTATTGAACGCTGTATTCACCTGTGGACAAACCCCGGAGAATTGATATTTAGTCCATTTACTGGCATTGGTTCAGAAGGCTATACTGCAGTTAAAATGAATCGTCGTTTTGTTGGCACTGAATTGAAGCCTGAATACTTCGGACTGGCTTGCGAAAACATTGGAGATGCAAAGCGCGAACAAGGCGGATTGTTCTAATGGGCCGCCCTGATTCTGTACTAGAACGGGGCGAGTATCTTTCTCGCACCCGTGAATTTGCCAAACGTGGTCAAGACCTGCCTCACGCATCACTTCTTGATTTGGAAGTGATAGCGATACGTCAAGCGCAGTCACAGCGCGAGGACTTGAGGGCATTCATTCGGGAAGAATTAAGCAATGACGCACTTGCGGCAAAGTTTAAAGTTCACGTCCGAACAATTGAAAAGATACTTTCACGCGAAACATGGAGCCATTTATTATGACAAGCCAATCGGACAATGGATCATTGTATTTACAGCTGTAATTGAGTAACGTAAAATGGACTGACAACAAGGCTAGGCTTGCTCCCGAAAAGAGGACTCATTACCCTCCTGCCTTTGTTCCTAAAGTAATGACAAACCCTAATGAGGTTAATTGATGCACTACTACCAACACCACATTGGTGATTTTATTCGGGACACATCACGACTGACGGATGGCCAGACAATGGCTTACTTGCGCTTGATGTGGATCTACTACGAATCAGGGAAGCCGCTACCGGATGACGCAGAGGCTTTGGCTTTTAAGATTGGAAGCGATTTAAGCACGGTTGCAATGCTTTTGAAGTGCTACTTTTATGCGGACGCATTGCAATGGCATCACAAACGCATAGATTCTGAGATTGAAAGTTACAAAAAGAAATCGAAAAAGGCTTCTGATTCGGCAAAAGCACGGTGGACAAATGCGAAAGACATGCGAACGCATAGCGAAAGCAATGCGGCTGCTATGCTAACCAAGAACCAAGAACCAATAACCAATAACCATAAACCAATAACCAAAGAAGAAAAAAAAGAAACGCCGAAAAAAATTTCGGCTCGTTTTGATCCTCTTGAACTGGAATTGCCAAACGGCTTAAACCCGTCAGCATGGGAAAGCTGGATTGCCTACAGGCGCAGCAGAAAATTAACCTGTGCTGAACCAACGATGAAAGGCCAGCTTGCAAACTTGGGGGCGTGGTGGAACAACGGGCACGACCCGGGCGAAATAATCCGAGCAAGTATCAACAACGGATGGCAGGGGCTATTTGAGCCTAAGCAGGTGACAATCGCAACCCAGCCAGTGATGAGCAATGCGGAAATAGCAAAAATCGCAATGGAAAGAATGAGGGCCAACGCAAATGAATGAAAACGAGACAAAGGAATTCTTTGCGCTACTCGACCAAGCGTGCGAAGCATTGGGTAAGCCTGTGAAGTCTATGGGGGCCAAGGTGATGTTTTTAGAGCTACTTGGTGGCTATGGGTTCAAAAACTTGCGCGGCGCTGTCATGGCTCATTTAAACGATCCTGAGAGGGGTAGATTTCCACCTGCCCCGGCTGACTTGAAAGCGCAGATAGAAAAAGCACTCGAAAATGATGGGCGACCAACAGCAGACGAAGCCTTTTCAATAGCAATTCAACTGCAAGACGAAAGCGCAACCGTGGTGACAAACGAAGAAATAAGCCAAGCTTGGGCGGTGGCTAGGGACATCATGCCAGACCGGGTAGGGGCAAGAATGGCTTTCCGGTCTGCTTATGAAAGGCTTGTGAGTGAGGCTAGATCAGGCGCTCGGCCCGTTAAGTGGTTTCCAAGTATCGGGCATGATGTGCAAGGTCGGGATGGTGTGCTACAGGAAGGCTTGAGAAAAGGATTGTTGACGCATGAGCACGTGCAAAACCTATTGCCAGCACCAGCGCCAAAAAATGAAATGGTTGATCTTATCGGTATGGTTGCAACTGGCGACAAAGAAAAAGCAAGGATGGCATTGAGTCAAATCAAATTAAAACTGGGGGTGAAATAATGCAGATCCAGCTACCGTGGCCAAACAAAGACTTATCACCCAACGCGCGAATTCATTGGGCCAAAAAAGCCAAGGCCGCAAAGGCCGCGAAACAGGTCGGCCACCTGTGCGCACTGGAAAGCAAAATGGAAATTGACTGGGAGGGGGAAATTCATTTGTGGATCACGTTCTACCCTCCAGACCGAAGAGAAAGGGACGATGACAATTTGATAGCCTCTTTCAAAAACTACAGGGACGGCATTGCGCAGGCGCTAGGAGTAAACGACAAGCGTTTCAGAACTCACCCATGGTTAAGTGACCAGCCAATTAAACATGGCGTAGTAATTGTGAAAATTACGCAGGGCATAACATGACATGTAAGCACCTCACCAATTCGGGCTACCCCTTCGGCGTTTGGAAATAGTGCTTGCGTTGCGGTGGGTGTTGTGTAATAATTCTCACATACACTAACGCAAACAAGGGGAAACGGAAATGAAACAAATTAGCGTAAAAAAATTAACAAAAGTAGAGCCGCCAAAAGGCGAGTATGAAAGCATAGTGGCTTTTCAGTTGGTTGAATTTACAATCAATTTTTTTGGCCACATAGAATCTTTTATTTTGGATACTAAAATTTTGAATGATGGAAGGCAGTTGGTTATAGATGGAAACGGATTTATCGGGCAAGATTATCAAGTGGCATAACAAAACCGGGGCCACGCGCCCCAATTATCTTTAATTATCTGGGGAATATAATGGAGATTGGCTATACAACCGGCTTCAGAGTTTGCCTGAAGCGCCGTTTTGAGGTGTGGCCATGAGTGAACGAGGGTCATTTGTTACTGAGTACATGTGTGGAAAATGCTTTGATGCAGCTAGGAATTTATTTTTCGGCGATCCGGTTGATTCAGGAAGCCTGTTGCCGGTAGAAATCTGCGGATCAATAATCGCAGGAAAAATTAAATCATCCTGGGAGGGTGGCGAAATATTTATCATGGAAGAGTTGTTAAAAAAACTGTCACCGCTTTTATGTCATGAGGTGAGAGTTGCAGTACTTGCCGAAGATGGAGAAAAAATTATTACAGCCAAGCCATTTGACACGCCACAGTAAATAATTCAAAATACCCAATACACGAACAACCACTACAGGATTCGGGTGAGGGTATGGAAATTACAGAAGTAAAAAAACAGGGAAGGCCGCGCAAATACGAAACACCGGAATTGCTTGATAACGCTGTGCAAGCGTATTTTAATCACTGTTCAATACCGGAAAATAACGAGCCTATAACGTGGACTGGCATGTGTTTGTTTCTTGGGTTTTACGGGCGGCAAGAGCTTGATAATTATCAGAATTATGATGGTTTTTCCGACTCAGTAAAAAGAGCAAAGAGTTTGGTTGAGTTTGCTTATGAAAAAAGGCTTGTTTTAGGCGACAAGCCGACAGGTCCAATTTTCGCGTTAAAGAACTTTGGGTGGAAAGACACCCAGCAAACCGAACTTACCGGGCTAAACGGCGGGAAAATTGAAGTGGATTCAACACTGACA